TCTTAAGATACTGGAAACATTAGATCTTGATATACAGCTAGATGGAAAGAGTCTTAAGAAGTATGTAGTTGATAAGATAAACGAACATACAAAGCAGACAGGAAAATGTGAGATTATACATTAAGGATGTGATGAATTGATACTAAGATGCGACAATCAGGAGCTTCCGGCTCCTGTGTCCATCAAAGTGGATGATGAGATAATATGGTCTTCTTCAACGGGACGAGCACTTGACGGAACAATGTTAGGTGATGTAGTTGCTGAAAAGAAGACCTTATCTATATCCTGGGGAGTTCTTCAGGAAGATGAGCTGGTTCTTATTAAGAATAAGCTTGTTGCCGGATTCTTCCCAATAACATTTCATGATGATGGACAGGATATAACAATAACAGGTTACAGAGGTACACTAAGCAAGGAAGTAATAGGGGAGCTTGATGATGGTATTTTCTATTACAGAAGTGCAAGTGTATCTATTATTCAACAATAAAGGAGATTTATAATATGAAATTTACAATCAAACAGATTGACAGATGTGCAGCAGAATTACAGAAGTTACAGAATTCAAAGAAACATTGGCCAGTTAAGGTTAATTATGCAATTGCTAAAAATCTTAAAGCGTTATTGGCAGAATTACAGGTATATAACGCTGAAAGAACACGAGTATTAAAGGAAAATGCTTTAAAGGATTCAAATGGAAATGCAGTCGTAGAAGATGGCTCTTACAAGTTTGCAGAAGACAAGGAGCAGGAGGTGATTAAAGAAATTGATGATATGTATAACATTGAAACAGAACTTGATGTGCATATGATTAAGCTGGAAGATGTTAATGAATGTGATGCAGATGGATATGATGGAACTACATTAGAAGATATTACAGCAATAGAGTTTATGATACAGGAGTAAACATATGTATAACAACGTAACAGAAGCTTTTAAAGAAACAATAAGAAGTCCATCAAGGACTTTTGAGGCAAGGCTTAAGATTAATGGCCGGTGGTTTAATTCCAAGTTCAAAAAATTGAGCTATGAAACATCAAGTACGGCTGATGAAGCTTTACAGCTAGGAGCGGCTGTATCTGCAAAGATAGAAATTACTATTAAAAAGATAGACGAATTATTTGAAAATACAGAGATACCAGTAGAGATAGGCTTAAAGCTGCCAAGTGGAAAGTATGAATATATTCCACTTGGCTTTTTTACAGCAGAGCGCCCACAAAGTGATCAGGCAACAACGACATTTACAGCATATGACAGAATGATGAAGACTACAGGACTATATATATCCAATCTGATATATCCAGCAAGTGCTGCTTCGGTTTTAAGTGAGATAAGTACAAGCTGTGGTGTTCCAGCAGACGTAAGTAGTCTGGATGACATAATGATACAGACTAAGCCCGTAGGATATACATACAGGGAAATGATAGGCTATATAGCTTCGTTAAAGGGGGGATTTGCCTGTGTAGACAGAACTGGAACTATTGTTATTAAGTGGTATGAAGAATGTGAATATTCAGTAGGTAAAGCAAGAATTATATCACTTGAACACAATGAAAGTGATTTTCATTTGGATTATTTAAACTGTAATGTCGATAGTCAGACTGAATTAACGCAGGGTGGCGGAGAGCTTGGGATAACATTTTCAAATCCGTTTATGACAGCAGACAGATTAAGCCAGATATATCAGGGTATTAAAGGGTTTGCTTATAGAGGAGCTTCATTAAAGACACTTGGAGACATACGTCTGGATCCGTGGGATGTTATAACTGCAAATGACGGCACTGGTGAATATAAAATACCGGTTATGAATTTGGTACAGGAATATGATGGCGGTATGGCTATGACTGTTACATCTTATGGAAAGACAGAAGTAGAGACCGAAACGGACTTCAAGGGACCGACAACACAACAGAATGAGAGAATATATTCTGATTTGATATTAGCAAAGGAATTAATAGCAAAGAAAGTTGATGCTGACTGGGTTAAGGCTAATACTGTTACAGCAGAGAAAATTGATGCCGTAAATGCAGAGATAATTGATATAAAGACCAATTATCTTAAAGCAGATGTTGCAGATTTAAGGTACGCTAACATAAAGCTTAGTAACATCGAAGCTGGCTCTATAAAGACAGCAATGATAGACACAGGTGCAGTTGGTACAGCTCAGATTGCAGACGGAAGCATAACAGATGCAAAGATAGTAGATTTGACTGCTAATAAAATAACAAGTGGAACTATAGATGCCGCTAACATCGAGGTAATAAACCTTAAGGCTGCCAATATCACGGTAGGAACAATTAATGGTAAGCAGATAGCTGAAGGAGCAATAGATACATCCAAATTTGGAACAGATGTAACAGACTGGATGAATACAACAGATAAAGATATAGAAAATGCAGCACAAAAGGCAGATTCAGCTAATACAAATGCGGCTGGTGCATTAAGCACGGCGGAAGCGGCTAAACTTTTATCAGCGGCGGCTTCTAAGACTGCGGAAGGAGCACAGCTTACAGCAGATGGCAAGAATACAGTATTTTATCAGACAACGGCACCTTCTGTTGAAGATAGAAAAACTAATGATATATGGTTTAATACAGCAGATTCTAATAAGATGTATTACTTCGATGGCAAAAGCTGGGTATTGCGGCAGTTTGGAACCAATGCCATAGCGAATGCTTCTATAACCAACGCCTTAATAGCAGATGCAACAATACAGAATGCCAAGATTGCCAATATGGATGCAGGAAAGATTACAAGCGGCTATATATCCGCAGACAGAATAGCTTCTGGTTCGATTGTAATCGGAAAACTGGATGCTGGTACGCAGAATGATATAGCCGCCGCCAAGAAAAGATATCAGATAACTGTAGATTTAAGAGACGCAAAATATAATACGGATACATATTATCCAGTATTAATAAGCCCCTCTATACCATATAACGGTTTATATAACTATGAATGTAATGTTCAGCTTAATAGCGGTTCTAAACCTGTATGGTCTACGCATAATCAAGGTTTTACTTGCAATCTTATTTTAAGAGTATTAGCAGGTGGCTGGGGAACAACAGATGCCGCTGGTTATTTGGAGGAGAATAATTATCGTTTTTGTAATAAAATGCCTGCGTTTGTAGGGCAGGTACAACAACATAGCCAGATATACTTTATGTTGCGTGGTGGGGCACGATATTACCTTTATACGCCTAATAAAAGTTACGTAACAATATATACTGTTAAAACTAATATAGCAAGAAACACGTCATATACAGTGTATCTTGAACCTACCCAATCGCCAAAGAATGATTATGCGGAGGCTAAAGGTTCTACAATTGCAAGCTGGTGTGCCGCAAATAATAAAACCCTGATTAACGGCGGAAAGATATATACAGGCAGTGTTACGGCAACACAGATATCGGTCAATGCAATAACAACAGAAAAGATAGCGGCAAGTGCAGTTAGTGCAGATAAAATAGCAGCTAGTGCTATAACTTCGGCAAAAATAGCAGCAAATGCAATAACATCAGATAAGATTGTTGCCAATGCAGTTACAGCCGCGAAGATAGCTTCTAAGACAATAACAGCTAGTCAGATAGCCTCTAACACGATTACTGCGGCAGAGTTAAGTGTATCTACATTGTCTGCAATATCCGCAGATTTGGGGACAGTTACAGCTGGAGTGCTTAAAAGCTCTAATTATGTTGCAAACAGCACGGGAATGATGCTCAACCTGGCAACAGGAACGTGGGATAGCAAGTATTTTAAAATATCCAGTACAGGAGATATAACAAGTACCAGTGGTATTATTGGTGGCTGGTATATAAATTCAACAGGTCTTAGCAGCTATAAAATCAATTCGTCTGATGGAATAAAATGCAGTATAAAAAATGCACTTGATATAACAGCTACAGATACGCAAAGTAATTTTATAGAACTTCAACGACAAGGCAGTAGTGTTTTTAATGTATCTTTTACAGGCGGTGTAACTGCAAAAGTCCTATATACGGCCAAAATAGATATAGGAAAGATGGAATATCTAAAAATCATAGGAGACACAAGGGTTTCAGGTATATTAACAGTTGGCGATGATACATATGGGGACTGCGATTTATCAGTGGTTGGAAAAGCAAGGATTAATGAAATATATACTAACTATTTTGAAAATTATGGAACCACGAAACTGAATTATATTAAGCAGAATACGAATTACTGGGCTGACTTGTACAACCTTCACGTTTACGGCGATAGTTATTACGAAGGGGCTGCACAGTTTAATGCGAGACTGTATGTGAATAATACAACGATGGGAAAAGTAGGAGTTGTGCTTAATAGAAATATAACACCAGATATTAGCTTCGGATGGGACGGGACATATCTTAGAATATATATAGATAATACGGTCATTGCTTCTTATCATTGGGGAAGTTCAAGCTGGGTATAAAAATAATATTAATAAAATCCACAGGAGTGGTAGAAAGAGGTAAAAATGTTAAATGTAAACAAATCTATAACATTAAATGGAACAAGCAGTGTAGAAGAGAATGGAGTAGCAACAGACATTATGTATATGAATGCGACAATCTCAGAGAATGGTTTGTCTATAAACCGCAACATAGCTAATGCACAGGCATATATAGCAAATAAGGCAACATATACGAAAGATATAACAGAATTTGAAAATAAATTAAATGAGCTGGTAACAGAATTTAGTAAATAAAGGAGGGTAATGGAGATGATTAGAGCACCCAATATTAAAGTGAATATTAATTAAAGAGTATATAAGATTTTAGGAGGAAAGAAAAAATGATAACTTTAAGATATATGTATGCGGAAGCTGCACACGACAAATTGCTACAGCTTGTTATAATAGCAATAATAACAGATACAATCTTTGGCATATTAAGGGCAATTAAGGACCGTAATTTTAATAGCTGTTTTGGAATTAACGGAGCAATCCGAAAATGCGCAATGATTTTATCTATAATATTGCTTGTTATTGTCGATTATATAACGCAATTCAATTTAATAGGCTTCTTACCTGAAGAAGTAAGACAATTTTTTGGAGAAAGTATCGGCATCGCAGGATTTTTCGAAATCCTATTCTTGACCTATGAAGTTGTTAGTATATTAAAAAATATGGTTCTATGCGGACTGCCAGTCAAAAAGATATGGTCATATGTAAGAACATTTCTTAGTAAATATACGGATGAGTTACCAGACGATGATGAGCTTGCAGATACGGCCAGTAAAGCAGAAGTAAGCAACGAAAAATATATTAGTTAGTAAGCACACGTAGTTGATTATGTGTGCTATTTTTATGCGCACATAGCGGAAATATATAAAAGAAAGTGAGAAATAAGACTATGAAAAGAGGAATAGACATAAGCAGACATCAGGGAAATCTTGATTTTGATTACATTAAGGAGAACTTTGATTTTGTTATAATCCGCTGTGCCTATGGCAGCGACTTAAGCAAGGATGACAGCGAGTGCGGACAGTGTGATTCTATGGCACAGACATATATAGATGAATGTGAGAAGAGAGGTATTCCGTATGGACTTTATCTATATCAGTATGCTGGCAACAATGATGAATCATTAAGTGAAGCTGCACACATACGAGAATGGTATAACAAGTGTAATCCAGTTATGGGATTGTATCTTGATATTGAGGATGCAGACGGATACAAGGCTGAAAATGGCATTGATTACCATTATACACAGGAGCTTGCACTTATATGGCTTGATGCATTATCCGATATTACTGCAAAGGGTATCTATGCAAGCCATAGCTGGTTAAATGAATATATGAATGTAGATGAACTTATAGAGCACGGTGCTCTTATCTGGGAAGCTCATTGGAATGATGATGGTGAGATCTGTGAAGATAAATTTGCTATGTCGCAGGAGTCTAGTGACTATTATTTAAACGATGGGACAAGAGTAGATTATGACATAATGTATGATGAAGTCTATGACAGACTTACAAAAGCGAATGAGTATGATCACAGGAATGATGATGTTGAAGATAATGATAATGCGGATGAAGATAATAATGCCGGTGCTGATGAGACTACAGAGCAGCTGCAGCATGAGATAGGAGATTATGTTGAATATAATGCAATATATGCCTCATCTACATCAGAAGCTGCACTCACACCATCAGCCGGATTTAATAGCGGAAGAATAACAAGGGTTATTCCCTGGGCTTCCAACCCATATCTTATTGACGATGGAATAGGCTGGGTCAATGATGGATGTATTGTATCAGCAGGCGACAGTTCGGATGGTGAAAGGAATGAAGAATCTGAAACTGACATATCTGATATAAAAGCCGGTGATAAGGTAAGAGTGCTTCTTAATGTTGATTATGATACAGATAGAGCATTTAATCTTTATTATGATGAATATGATGTTATCCAGGTTAATGGAGACAGAGCAGTTATCGGTATTGGCAATACTGTAACAAGTGCAATAGATGTACATAACATTGAAAAAGTCTGA